ATATCTTGGACAATTATTTTTTACAACACAATTAAATTTATTTGGTAATCCTAATTTCAATACACAACATGGTATTAGTGTTGGTAAGAAAAAAGATACCTTAAGTTCTTCAGATGGTATTGATGATTTACCTAACTCTGATGATAGAGGAATAGAGACAGGACATTATTTTAAAAAGATGGATGATGCCAGAAAACTATTACCTAACGAGGGTGATGTAATTATTGAGGGTAGATTCGGTAACTCTATCAGAATAGGTAGTGATATAAGAAATGAAAATGAAGAATCACCTAATATGATTTTTAGTGTTGGACATACTATCGAGGGTGATACAAAAGTTCCAATAGAAGAAAAGATAGATACCGATAGTTCAAGTGTTTATCTTACATCAAATCAAGAATTAAATTTTACAATTGGTGCAGAGAGTCAATTGATTCCAGCACCATACGATGGTAAACAAATTTTATTAAGCTCAAATAGAATAATCTTAAACACAAAAGAGGGTGGAGATATTTTGTTCTCAAGTAATAACAATGTAGGTATAAGTGCAGTAAAGGAAGTTGTAATTGAATCACCAACAACAAAGATTGGTGGTACGGATGCAACAGAACCTATTGTGTTGGGTGATACATTAGAATCAAAAATAAATGATATCCTAACAATAATAGAAACAGGTTTGTTAGCACCGACAGGACCAGTAGTTGTTGGGCCTGGTGCA